CCCCCGTCTTCCTCTGGCTGCAACTGGTGCAGCGCATTCGGTAAAATATATGACAAATGGCACATCATGCATGCGCCCTTAAAATGTTGCGGGAGTCACAGCAGGGGCAGGAGCCGGCCTTCTCAACCGCCGCGCGCACGCTCTTTTCATCCTCCCCGTGATACACGGCGAACGTGCTGAAACACTTGCCACAGATAAGTTCTTCGCGCGTCATAGTAAGGCCTCTTGCACTTGCGGCGTTGGCGGGATTTTCGGCCATTAAAATAAACTTACCTGCTTGGCTTCTGTAAATCTTTCGCCAGCAAGCGACAGATTAATCACGGCTTGTTTATAATAACTATCTTTCAGCTCAATGCCGATTGCCTTGCGCCCCATGCTAACGGGGCTATAAACCTCGCTACCAACGCCCATAAAGGGGGTTAGGACAACCTCGCCTTTGTTGCTGTAAAGCTCAACCAATCGGTCAATTACATCAAGTTGTAGGGGGTGGACGTGCTTTTCATCGTCTTCTTCTCTGGCGTCGCGGAATGGCAGCACGTTATCAATTCTAATATCATCCCAAACGCTTGAGGCGTAACGCTGCCATATGTAATGTGACAATTTATTGGTTTTCGGGTCGGCGTGGTCATGGAAATTATTGTTCAGGTATTGCCACAACTCATCCGCCGTTAATCTGTCCTCGTTAGCGTTGTTCCATGCCTCTAAAATGTTTGGCAGAATGGGAATAGCGCCCGCATAGTGCGTGAGTCCGGTCGGGTGGGTGACCGGAACGGAATTTTCGCCTTGTTTTTTGAAAACCAAAACATAGTCCGGCATTGCCGTAAAGCATTGTGTTGAATCCTCCACGATTAACTTATGCATCAAACTTCGCACCATTGTCCTCATGCGAACCTTTAGCGGCCCCTTCCAAATGGTGATGCGGTTTTTATACTTGAACCCGTATTTTTCATGCATACGGATAATTTCGTGCGGGAAGTCCCAAAGCTCTTCGGTTTTGCTATTCATAACATCCGTGCAATGTACGGCTGTAATTCTCCCCGGCTTTGTCACCCGCGCTATTTCCTTAATCAAAAAATCGTATTGATCCAGAAACGACTCTCTTGAATCGCAGTTGCTAAAATCATTTTCTGAGCTGCTGTAATTGTAAAGGCCAGCAAACGGCGGTGAGTATATGCTCAGGTCAACGCTTGCGTCGGGTAAGGTGGGCATAACGTACATGCAATCGCTGTTATAGATTGCGTAGTTTTCGGTCACTTCTTGCTGCTTAACGGTTTCCATTTTATGCTCCTATGAATGATGGAAGTTTAACTTGCTTGTCGAACTCTTTCTTGTTGTCGGTAAATTTAGAATTGATTGATGCATTGAGGCTTGAAAAAAGCTGGTTAGCCTTCTCTGCTTTGGCCAGAAGGCTCTGCACAACCTTTTCCTGCCCCTCGCTGTGTACCATATCAACCACCACCTCGCGCTTTTGGCCGAACCTCCAAAACCGCCTAATGGATTGGTAATACTGCTCATAGCTAAAGGTCGGGAAATAAACAGTGTGGGCGCAGTGCTGCCAGTTTAGGCCGAAAGATGTGATTTTTGGCTTGGTGATAAGCCGCGAGACTTGCCCATCGGCAAAGGCTAGAAGTAACTCTTCCTTTTTCTCAATGCTCATGCTTCCCTTAATTTCATGCGCGTTTCTGTCCATTTCTTTTATGGCCAGCGCCTCGTCATTAAAATTTACCCAGTACACGGAATAATCCTTACCCTGCGTTAGTTCCACAGCCCTTTCGCATCTTTCCTGAATGGTCTGGCGCTGTTCGTCCCTCACTTCAGTTAGCCGCGAACTTGGTTTGGCGATAAGCTCGAATTGCCCATTAAGGCAAAGCAGGTTTTTATTGATGACGATATTTTGATTCGTCACCAATCGGGGAAGAATGTGCCGAGAATCATCAAAGCCTAAATCGCTCGGCTTCCGCATGGATATTGACCAACTCGAGACCCATGCAAAAAAGTCCCGCGTCGCGTGCGGTTTCAGTTGCCACTTAGTTCCTATCTTCTGCGGCGAAACCGTGTCCTCGTTATTCGTGAAGAACTTCGAGAGCATGTCCATATACCCCATGTGGCCGAGGGCTTCGCTTGACGTACCAAGCTCTATAAAATCATTCGGGCTAGGCGTGGCCGTGAACAAGAAGCGATAATCGGCCTTCCGCAAAAAAGCCGTAACCTTGCTTTTTGTCGCCCCGTCAAAGTTTTTCAAAATGCTGGATTCATCCAAAATGAACGCGCAGAAATTGGCTGAATCAAATTTATCCAGCCGCTCGTAATTGCAGATCACAATTTTCTTATTGTGTTTCCCATCGCGGCTATATTCAATGTCGTCTATGCCAAATTTCGCGGCCTCTTTAAGGAATTGGAAGGCAACGGCAAGCGGGGCTATAATAAGAACCGGCCTGTTAAATTGCCGGACGTAGTTTTGCGCCACCATCAACTCTATTAGGGTTTTGCCAAGGCCAGTATCTAAAAATACTGCACAGCGCCCCTTCCTCACGGCATAGTCCGAAACGTGGTTTTGATAATCAAAAGCGCCATCGTGATTATAAATTGGCTTAATGCCAAAATCTGCATAGCGCTGTCGCTTGGATTCAAGAAAAGCGTTATAATCAGACATAAAAAAACCTCTTAATGTGGCAGCCGTAATTGCACTACAGCTGACACGATAAGAGGTTTTGAGCGCGGTGCAATCGCGCAAGGTGCCTGCTATATCACAATCATCGCCATTTGCAACTACTTAATTAACCCGCAACTTGTTTCACATATTGCGTCAATTACATTATTCGTTTTCTCGCGTATCAGCCTCGCATATTGCCCATGATGTGTGTCATCCATTGAATTAGAAAGCTCCCATCCTTCAGGAATGGGTTTGTGATTTGGCCAGTACCGAACAGTAATTTCCTTTATTTCGCATTGCGCTTTATCGTTTTTCACTTCCGCCCCCCATACCCAAGGGCTAGATCTTCGAGCTTGTTGACGGAGTAATATGGCTTTAACCCCCACTCGCGCACGGCGTTTTCAACCTCATTCAGCCCGCGGCAAACGGCAGTGCGGACGCCTAGAGAGTTCAGCAGTTCAATGGTATTAAGCTGGTGCTTCGTCATGCTGCCGGTGGATGCTTTCAGTTCAATAACCCCTACGCCGCCAGCCCAGAAAATAATGATGTCAGGCACGCCCGCTGTAACCCCCATTGCTTTCAGCTTTGCAGCTTCCGCCGGGTGGCGGCTTCCGCCGTTTGGTACATGGAAGGCAAAGGTAAATGGAAGCGCGCCGCGCAGCCAGCGAATCGCCGCTACCTGTAAACGTTGCTCGGGGTTGTCACGCTTTTTCTTCATGCTCGCGCTCCGCAATAAAGTTGATTTCAAGGTCGTGCATTTCAGCGCGGATGGCATTCATAATGACGCCCCATTCCCGCAGCTCTAATTCCGCGCGCTCGATATGGCGCAACGCTTCATCCCGCGCTTGTTCAAGGCGGTGGCGTCTGGCCTCATAAACGCGGATCTGTAGCGGGCGTTTATCCATGTGGCCTCCGTAAAACTTGACACACCGGCGGACGCCGATGTTACTTGCCGAGGAGCAGCCGCTCTTACTGGCGGCTATATTCGCGGAATGGGAATCCGCAGCTTTTTATAAAGCCGAAAAATAAAAAATCAATAAAATTATTTTATAATTGCGTGCATTTTTTTCTTGAGTTTTTTTGTGGGGCGATTACAAGGGGGGCATCGCAACAACAAAAGGAGGGTACCGATATGCTTGATATTTACAGAAACCTTGATGAGATTTTTGCAGGCACGCAGCACGCAGGCCATCGGCGGCCTAGAGAAGCCGGTGGCGCGGATGCATGGTATGGCCGCGCATGTGAACCCAACTTCACCATCAATGGCGTCACCCTAATTGAGCAGGAAATGACCGCAGCAGAGGTCGCCGAATACCGCACCGGCTACGCATCGGAGCGCGGGCGTAAATGCTGGGGTGTAGAGCGTGACCTGCGCGAAGATGACGACCAGGGCGATGACGTTGAAATTTCAGATACAGAGGAGGCATAGCCATGACCAGCAAACACACACCAACACCTTGGCACTTACCATCTGGTTGGGAAACCATTGGTGTTGCGATAGGCGAAATTCCCATATTTTCTTCCGATGAAGAAGTTGTGGCGAAGTGCAGAGCAAAGGAAAACCGGCGCACGCTATCTGACAACATCGCTGCAAACGCCGCTCACATCGTCAAGTGCGTGAATCTGCATGATGAGTTGGTGGCCGGGCTTATGGATGCATATCCGTACATCGCCGATGACAATCTGCGCGCAAGCATTGGCAATCTAATCGACAAAGCACGTGGGGAGGCATAGTCATGAAGCTAGAACATTCAATAGATCGTGAGGATGGGGAGCCGCTGACCGTAACCGTTAGCGCTGATGAAATCGCGCTCGATTTTACCAGCGACGGGTGCCTGCGCTGGCTTATCCTATCGCATGACGAGCTGGCCACAATCAACAGTATCGTGTGCGAATTTCACAGCGCCAAGCGCAACATTACAGGGGGCGACCATGCTTAACATATCATTGAACTTCATCCTTCTTGCGCTTCTTGTGGCCATCGTCGGATGCGCCGCCGGTTACGGCCAGAAGCGCGAGGAGATGTGGAAAGCGAATATCGCTATGAACCGCTGCGAGCAGGGGTTTGAGGCATACTGCAACGAAAATACGGGGGTTTAATATGGAGCCATACGAACCCACCGAAAGAGACCTTTCTGAAATGCGCCGGGAATTTCTGCTTATGGAAGTTGAGGGGCAATTTGGAAGGCGGGCTGTTGACTTGCTGATTAATTTACCAACCAAGAAAGAGGAGAATTGATATGGTTACAATGCCAAAAAATGAGGGCGGTGAGTTTGAGACGGTGCCGGAAGGCACCCACCTTGCCACCTGCTATCGCGTGGTTGACCTTGGCAGGCAGGAGTCAAGTTACGAGGGGAAAAAATCCATCAAGCGTCAAGTCATGATTAGCTGGGAATTTCCCAACGAATTAATGAGCGACGGTCGCCCGTTCACGATCCACAAAACCTTTACCCTTTCATCCAGCGAAAAGGCAACCTTACGCAAGACGCTTGAGTCGTGGCGCGGGCAAAAGTTTACCGATGAGGAGCTTGGATCATTTAATATCGCGGTATTGATTGGAAAGCCCGCCCTCATTTCTATAGTACACCAGCAAGGAAAGGACGGCAACATTTACACCAATATTGCCAGCGTGAGCCGCGTTATGAAGGGCATGGTTGCGGAGCCGCTGGTAAATGCGCCGGTGCATTTTGATTTAGAAAAGTTTGATTCCGAAGCCTATGGAAAACTGTCTGATTCCCTCCGCGCAAAGATTGCCAAGTCCCCTGAGTATTTACACGCCATAGGGAATCACGTCCCGACATCATCCGGCGATGACATTCCGTGGGATGAAGCGCCTCCATATGCATCGGTATAGGGGGGGGGTGATCATGAATTTATTGAAGGCTCAAATGGAGGCGGCGGTTGTGGCGCAGATTGCAGAATCCCTCCGCGAAGAGGGGGAGGATGCAATCGCCTTTGCAATACGCGAAGGAACTACCTTTGAGGAAGCGATAGAGAGTATTGTAACCGCCCTTTCAGAAAATGAGCTGTTGCTTGCTGGCATTGAATCTCGTGTGCGCGAAATGCGGGAGCGGCATGATCGGTTTGAATCGCGCAGCGAAAAGCTGCGTGAGGCATTGCGCGACCTGCTTTGCCGGGCAAACATGCGAAAGCTGGTGCTTCCTGAATGCACGCTTTCCCTATCTGCCAAGCCGCAATCAGTTGTGATTGCAGACGAGAGCGCGCTACCGGAGCAATTTATCCGAATCAAAAAAGAACCGGACAAGGCGGCCATTAAAGAGGCGCTCAAGCGCGGCGAGCAAATAACCGGCGCGGCACTAAGCAACGGCGGTGAAACCCTAACAATAAGGAGGAAGTGATCATGTCTATCAGCTTTTCCAATGCAAGCCGCATGGCGTCATTTGACAGCGGCGAGATAAAATTTTTCCGCATAACCACGCATCGCAAGTTGCTTCGCCCCGTGCGCCCGCCATTCAAGGCCGGGCTGTTGCGCGGCCTGTATCTTGCGCGGCGTTATGTGAAAACCGGCAAGCTGCCAGAAATGAGGTAAGCCATGCAAGCGCAACAGATAGAACCCAACGTTGACCAGATTGTCACGGTAAGCTACAGCTTCCCTGCCTCGCAGCGCATGGTGCATGACGCGGCGCACGCATTGATCGAGATGACAATGCGTAGCGGGGCGGCCAGCAATGGCATGAATACTTGGCTGAATCAGGACGCGCTCAACTATCATTTGGCGAAGGGCTTGGTGCATGTATGCAACGTGCATCAATACAAGGACATCGAACTGCGCGAGCGCGAAGCGCCGCACTTGCTTGAGCTGGCAAACGCTGTTACGCGCTTCTGCATGGCGTGGGCGCTGGTTCGCCTGCGTAAACCATTCGCTATGCGGTTGGACGCAGAAAACAACCCTGAGGATTAACCACTATGGCGGTGGCGCTTTTGTTGTTGCGAGCTTCGAGAGCATCGGGGGAAACCCTGCCACCGCCACCACTGGAGTATAACTTATGACAATCGCCAGCCTGCCACCACAGAATCACATCAAAGCAATTCGCGCTATTGTCTGGCGGCTTGCTGGTATTTTTCGCGGAAGCCGTCTGCATTTTGAAGAGATTGAAAAGCACTTAAACGCCCTTGAGGCGGCGCTTAAAGAAAGGGGCGTGTGATCATGCACCAGACAGTAGATAACGCGATTGGCGGGTACATCGAGGCACAAAACATTGCAGCGAGCCGCATCACGCCGGAAGAAATCAGGATGCTGCTTGCACCATTAACGCATCCACGCCCGAAGGCAGAGCGGCGCGTAACGGACAAGCCGATTAACCATGCAGATAGGAGGAAGCAATGCGAGTAGTTATTAAAAACAGATTTACGGGAAATATATTGGTAGATGGTGAATATGAATCTTTGCGCCATGCGTGTGAGGCAAACAAAGCCAATCTGGTCGATGCCAATCTGTACGGTGCCAATCTGCAAGGTGCCAATCTGCAAGGTGCCAATCTGCAAGGTGCCAATCTGTACTGTGCCAATCTGGTCGATGCCAATCTGCAAGGTGCCAATCTGCAAGGTGCCAATCTGCGTGGTGAAATTTTGAATGACACTCCAATAATGCTTACGGGATTATTGTGGAATATTATTATCACCGAAGGATTTATGGTTATTGGTTGCCAGCGTCATACGCACGCGGATTGGGAATCATTTGATGACGAAGTGATTAACGATATGGATGACGACGCATTGGATTTTTGGCTTGTGCATAAAGACGCGCTTCTTGCCATGTGCAAAGCGCATAGAGAAAAGAAGGGGGGTGAGTGATGCGCTGGACAGAAAACAAGCTGGTTTGCTTTGCGCTATTATTTGTTTCGCTTCATTGCGCTGACAAAAAAATGCGTAATCGCGCGCTAAAACTAGCAAAGAAAATTAAAATTAAGGAGGAAGTATGACCACAGACACTGAGAAACTAGCCGCTGATATTAAGCGTGTGATGGAGTTAGATGCGCGGCATAAAAAAGAACACTCGAAGTGGTATGCCGAAAGGCATCTTTGTCTTCAAGCCGACATCATCCGGCGGCTAACCGATATTGTGCGGGTGCAGCATGAGGCTTTGGAAACTCTCGGCAAGAAAGCAAGTTATGGCAACGAGGGGAAGGTTTTGGTCATATATCCCGGCCCGAAGATTGCTGACGCAATCGCCCTATCCGCACCGCTTGTGAAGGAGGAAGTATGACAGATAAAGACAGAGAGGCGTTTGAGCAGCAATGCCCGGAGAAGATTTACTTGCTCGATATGGGCGAAGATATGCCCGTATGGTGTGATGACGCTTCGCCAGATTATGATGACAGATTTTCTGTTGAATATATCCGGGCAGATGTAGCACGCGCTGAATCAGCAAAGGAAATAGCTGAGAAGGATGCGGAGATTGAGCGGCTGAAACGGGTGACTGAATGGCAGCCGATAGAAACCGCGCCGAAGGATGGGACGGAAGTCATTGTGTCGGACGGGCGTGATGTTTTTACAGCAAGATATAGGCTAAGTAATTGCGCGAATGATGAGCCGTTTTTTGCTGTTTCTGGCGATGGTGATTTTTTTAATAGAGGCACGGACTGGAACTTTGAACCAGATTACAGGTGGCCAACTCATTGGATGCCACTGCCAGATGCGCCAAACACCAAGAAGGAGGGCTAGGTCATGACCAACATTGATGAACGCGCTGAGTTGCTGCCATGCCCGTTTTGTGGGGGCGATGCTCTTGAAAACGACGGTAACTACGGTGAAAAGGTTGTTTACTGCGGCGGCGACGCCTCTTGCCCGATTAGCGGATATGCTTTTGATTATGGCGATTGGCAAGCCCGCGCCACCCTGCCCACGGCGGAAGTGCCAGAGTATGAGGTAGTGAGAATTATGACAATCGCCGTCCACGGGAAACGTTCCGGGGCAGAAGAATACGCAAAGCAACTTGCAGCCTACCGCGCCCTATCCGATAACGGCTATAAAGTGGTCAGGAAGTGATGACTGATTTTTATGAGTACAAAATAATCAACAAAGCAATAATGGCAGAGCGCACGCATCCTCAAGGAACATGGCGCATCGTTGCTAATATCTTTGAGGTAGTGCGGGGGTATTTATTGTGGCCGAACCCAGACACAATGCTTCCTCATATCGTTCCTGGCATTGAAGGCTATAAACTTGCGAATGAAAAAATTGATAACCTTGTCGCTTGGTATAGAGAACTCCGCGCACCAAACTCGCCTATATTCAGAACATGGACGAAGCCAAAAGAAGAATACTATGATTGGCTTAGGGGGCTTGATTTATCTGCGCCTGTTGACCACAAAATAAAAGAATTTTTTACAGATTCTCTGCGAACCAAAAAGGCTAGTGACGTGGACGAGGTGGCTATTGCAGAGGCAGAAACATTCGGCATTGCGCCCGATGAATCAGGGGGGAAGCGATGACTATCGTTAATGAGGCATTGTTCCACATCGATACCATAATCAATCATGGCGCGACCAGCAAAAGCATTGCTGCGCCACCGGAAAACCCTGTGGCAGGCGCGGTTTATATTATACCGGATAACCCCGCATGGCCGTGGACTGGCAAGGCTGGACAGATAGCTTATTTCGATAAAATCTGGCGCTATATTGCGCCGAATCGCGGGCGGGTTCTGTTTGTCAAGGATGAACAATCACATTGCATTTTTACTGGTAACGAGTGGCAGCGCGTCAAATCGGGGTGAGCGGCGCGCAGAAAATGATAGCGGGGCGCAGGTCGCGGCGGAGTTTATAGGGGGAATTTATGGCAAAGAAAAAACCAGAAACGGTGGCACAGATAGTAAATAGATTGCCTTTGTTGGCAAGCTGCTTATATGATCTGAACCTTCTGCCAGAGGTGCTTGCCACGCTTAAAAAAGGGAAACGCAGCAAGGAATACTTCTACATGATGTCGATTGTAAATCATTTTGCGCTGCTTGAACATGAATTGAAGGGCAGGCGCAGAAGCACTTTTCAAGAAATTACTGATGCATGGTAGGGCGAATTTATGGCAACTTCGCCAGAAACAACGCACGCTCTTCCGCTCTACGCCGCTCAAGCCCGCGCAGCTTTTTCTTTCCGGCATATACCCATCGCATGAATTGGTCAGCCGCACCGGAGTAGTCGCCGCGGTTAAGCATGGCACGCAATGTACTGGCGCGCAATCGCCCTGCCCCCAGATTGAACACGAATGACACAAGCGCCGCGTGCTGGTTGCTGGTGAGGGGAACGCGGATAAGGGAAGCCACCCCCGCCGCCGCAATGCGTACATCGGCTGCGAATAGCGCCTCGGCTTGCTCAAGCGTTATGCCGCCCGCATACTTCACCGCATCCGCCGCGCTTATTACATGCCCCCAGCCGATTGTCGGAAGGCCAGCCGGGCAGATATAGGGTATAGCGGAATAGCCTTCGTAACGCTTGATAAGTGCCGCCCCGGCGGGGTTTATTGTAAAGTTTGCGACCATTTATTGTAAAGTTTGCTATTGATTAATGGTTATGATTTGTTACAGTTATGGTTATGACAGGAAGACCACCAAAGCCAATGATAGAGCGATTTTGGCCTAAAGTAAACAAGACAGAATCTTGTTGGCTTTGGTTAGGCGCAAAAGATTTGGATGGATATGGCTTTATAAAGAGAAGGGATGGCGCACAAATAAGGGCGCACAGATTTATATACGAAAATGAAAACAACTGTAGCCTGTTGCGCGGTACGCAAATAATGCATAAATGCGATAATCCATCTTGCGTTAATCCGCACCATCTTATGATGGGAACCAATCAAGACAATATGGATGATATGATCAGGAAGGGGAGAAAGGGTCTTGCAAAGCTAACCCCTGAGCAGGTTATTCAAATTTATAGAAGCGCTGAATCAAACAAAAACTTATCTAAAAAATATAATGTTGGAATTAATAACATAATGGCAATAAAGCGTCGAGCTAAATGGAAGAGCTTGACTTCCGGGATTTAATTAGGGCTCTTTCAGAAAACCAAAACGCAATCACGGCGCTGAATATCGCCACATCTTCTTCGCCCCATATTGCTACGATTGCCGCCGCATAGCTGGCCGCTTCCTGCCAAGGCAAAGATGGATTAACCAGCAGATGAAACTGCGCGAATTTTACCAGCGCATACAGCAGGAAGAACGCATAAGTGATGGTCGGGCGCACGGTGGCGCTATAGGCATTCACCCAGCTATTACGCTCTTTATTCGCCTTCACATCGCCCCGGTAGCTTTCCTGCACCGCCACGGCCTGCGCGGCAATGGCTGCTTGCAAGTCGCGCTCCAGATCGCTCGATTGCTTGCGGGCGTCCATATCGGCCTGCACTTTGAGCATCTCAAGCTCGTGCGCCTTGTCGCGCTTGTCTTGAAAGCCCTTAAAAAACTCAGGCAGAATGCTTGAGCCGAATCCCAAAAGCGCAGAAAGAAATGCAATCATAGATACCCCAGCAGTTTCATATATATAAACTTAGCGGCAACCCATGCCGCGCTGATTGCAGCGACAATCCACAATATGCCCTTGGCAATTTTACTCGCCCAAGCCAGCGCCTCTATCAGGTTTCCCATAACCTCGGTCAGGTGCGTGGTGACGCGGGTATTTTCCTCGAGCGCGGCAATGCTGGCAGCGTTCAATGCAAGGTCTTTCTTGTGCTGCGCGTGCAAGGTGTCATGATGGTCAACGCGGGTTTCCAATTTTGCGATTCGTTCGTCAGACATAAAGCGCCCCCACGATTAAAAGCCCGAGCAATGCACCACTTAACACTTCGCCTGCCACGGTGAACCATTGCGGGACGATACGCTTGCTGCCCAGATAAAAGGCTGCCTGTAGCACCATCGGTACGGCAAGCAAGGTCAGCCAGCCATTGCCCTGATAAAACGCCAGCGTAGCGAATAATGGCAAGGCAAACAGGCTGCCACGCAGCGCCATAGAAACTGCATCTGCCCACAGCGGCGACAACTTCAACCATGACACGGGCAGGTCGATTATCTTATTCTCGCGGTTAGGCAGGGTTTCATTCCAATAGTCCCCATACGCAGGCGAGCGCCACACCAGCCAGCCCGCGCCGATAATAACCGCCAGAAACAGGTCGCCAGTGTAAGCCAGTGATGCAAAGGCCACCAGCATAGCGCAGCTTGCTTTGCTGAAAAACTCAGTGAGCTTCTTTGTGATTTCGCTTGCATCGGCTTCTACGCCCCACCCAGCAAGGCGGGTGAGAGCAGCAATGGTGAGAATGAATGCTAGAGAGGCCATGTTTCAATACTCCCTAGATGTTCGTCCATGAGTTGCTGCGCGGCGGCGCGTTGCTCCGGCGTGGCTTCTGGCAGAAACCAGATAACGCCTTCCGTATTGACGCCTTCAATCGGGCAGACGGCTTTAATGAGTTGGTCGAGTTCCCAAAGTTTCATCATTATCTCCTAAGCAAATAAACTTCCCATTATTCCTCGGGCATTGCCACCGTGCCAAGTTTGCGTGTCAACGCCTGCACCATATTCAAGCCATGCAAGAAAATGCCTCCCCGCAGAAACAATCCCTTCGCCGATATTGGTGATGTTATACAAACTTGTGCCTGTTTGACCTGAACCAGCAAACGTAAAGCCGGTTGCTCCATTGGTTCCATCAAGCTGTATTGTATTGAATACCGTTCGAACCGTCGCCGTGCTGTTGGAGAAAGAAGTCATCAGCGATGCAAAAACTGCATCTTCAGACACACCGATGACAAAATTCATCTGATTTGCAGTGCTGCCATTCGCCTGACGCCATGCGAGCGTTGAATATGTCCATGAGGCCGTGGCATCGAAAACTGTCATTGGGCGTTTGGCACGATGGTAGTAATTCCATAGATAGCGATTAGCGGCACTATCCTCCGTCGTTGTCGTGCCGGTGCTGTAAAACGTGCCCAGATAGCGCCGGGTAGTGCTGCCGCTGCGAACCAGCACGCCGTCCTGATAGGCCAGCGCCGTTGCGCGGGTGGTGTCGTTCGTCCACACAAGCGTTTCAAGCGTAACCGTGCCAGCGTTATTCCATGCGAACACGTCATAGGGGCGGCCAGAAGTCAGGCCAGAAAGCGCGAGTGAAACCTGCGCCGTAGTCAATAGCTCCCATGTGGTGCCGTTATAAAGCGCAATCTGATTGCCGTTGTAGGGCGTCAGGTAAAGCGTGCTTGCGCCTGTCACGTCCGATGTGGTGACGGGTACGTTCGGGGTAAGCGTCAGGCGGAAGTTGTTTATCTTGGGCGCGGCGCTTCCGGTGATGGTGCCGGTGAGGGTGGGGTTAGCAGATGATGCGGCATTCGCAGCGGCAAACAGGTTTGTGGCCGCGTTTACAGTGCCAAGGCTTATATCATCCGAACCATCAAACATCTTTACCACCCACGGCGTTGTGGTGGTATCAAGCCACATCATACCTGCCACGGCATAAGAAGGGCGGGATGACCCGCTATGCATGGTGTGCAGCGCATCGCGCCACGGCTCTAAATGCGTATCAACCAGCACCGTGCCGGGTGTCGGCGAAGTTAAATTTCCGAAATTATATTGACTCAAATTTGCCTCCCATAGCCTGATGAAATGAAGTTAAACATCCGCTCGACGTACCCGGCGGCGGTGGCGTTAAACACCTTGAACGTGAAGCCGCTGGCCGTGTTGCTGATAAACTCGATGCGGTCATCCACCGCCGCATCCTGCAATGTGATAACCACCGAAGGGGTTGCCTTAAACGCGGGGGCATAAGTGATGGTGGTGCCGGATACTGGAACGGTGAGCGACTCGCCGCGCTCGATGCGGTCGGGCATATCAATAGTAACCGAAAGCCCCGTCACTAGCGGGGTGACCTTATTGGCAAGCGAAGTCATAAGCAGGCGAAACTGAGCCGCTCTAAATGTCGCTTCACCAACCACAAAATCACGCCACGCACTCCAAACGGGGCTGCCCGTCGGGTCATCATTCGTGGTGCGTATCTGCAAAGTTGTTGACCATGCGCCCGTGCCGATTCCGAAAATGTCATCCACGGCAAAGATGTCATCCATGGCGAAGATGTCATTGTTGCCGCCTCCGAATATATCCGCTTCGGCAAATATATCCGCCATTGCAAATATATTATTGCTGAACGCACCTTGCGCGATAACGCTGGCCGATAGCTGCGAGGTAAACACCGCGCCCAAATCAATGCTATTCGCGAAGTTATAGGTGCCTTGCAGCCCTACATCGGCAAGCTGTATTCCACCGCTAACATTTATCACGTTTGTTTTTGCGCCCGTAAAGCTTGGCGCTTCGTCAAGCAATGCCACCACGTTCGCTGTTGCCGTGCCGCTTGCTACCACCGCCGCAGCGTTCGCACTTAAATTGCCGAGCAAATCCACTGCGCGGATAAGATAGGTTCCCGCCACGAAAGGAAGCGTGCGCTGGGTTTCATTTACTACTGGTGCCAGAACTTGCGCCGTGTCCCACGTCACCCCGCTGGTCGCCGCCGAAAACCGCAAGCTATAGTGCGAGATATCTATATCGTCGTTTGCATCCCATGAGAGGGTGAGCGTAGCCCCAGCAACAGCGGCACTAAATCCCTGCACGTCTGCGGGTACGCCAGATGCGCCAATATAGAGCGTGTTATTCAGTTGCAGGGGCAGGGAAAACACTGTCCCGCCCTCGCGCCGGTAGCGGATATGCACGTCATAGCGGAAGCCGTCTTGTAGCCCTGTAATTACCACGCGCGTAGGGGTGGCTTCCTGCAAGCTGGCGGGGCTGAAAATATCCGTTCCCGATTGCCGCACCTGCACCACTGGAACCACGCCACCCGTGTTGCTGTTTTCAAGCGTGATAACCATGCGCGAGGTAAAGGTGCCATCGCTATTAATTGTCATCACGCTTTCGTCACTTTGCGGCTCACCGACAAGTGTGGGTGGCGAAGGGCGGATAAACTCAATAGGCGTGGTTATTTTGCTTTCAAACGTGGGTATCGTTGCGCTTTCCGCTGTAAACACGGCGGGCGCATAATCCACGGCGGTTATCTTCGCGCTTAAATCATTCTGTGGCTCGATTTTCGTGATGATTAAATCAAGCTCACCCCCTGCCTCCACAAAATAGCATAAATCCCCGATTGCAGGGGCAGAAGCCAAGACAAGCGGGGTTACAAGCGTAAAGGCAGAGAATCTTCCCGTGCCCGGGTTATTCAAGGCAAGATATAGCTGCGAGCCGTCGCTTTTGCGGATGCGGGCATAGTAGGTTTTTCCGGCGATAAAATCCCCGCCGTCATCTACCGAAAAGCCCGTAAGGTTTATGCCGTTATCCGTCAGGGTTTTGATGCGCCCGTCACCCACCCCCGTGATAGGCACGTCATGCGCCAGCTTGATGCGGTCACCGCGCGTTGCTACCAGATGCTCCACATCCATGGTGAAGGTATGAATCTCAGGGCGCAAGCGTGCGCTGGCAATATGCCGCCGCGCGTGCTTGAATGCCAAATCGCTATTGGTGCAGCTTAGATATTCCAGTTGCTCAAACTTCGTCGCGTTTGATTCACTGTAACCATCATCATAAACGATGCGTTCGTCTGTCACATAGCCCTTGGCCGCATTGCGGAAGGTAACGCGGAACGCATGGGGTAAATCGGTATAAACAATCTCCGCGCCATAATCCCAGCTATTGCGGGGCGTGACCATCTGCACAATGGCGTCTTTTTCCTTATCCACCACCACGCTTCGCTTGCCGTCTATAATGGTGGGGGAGGCCGCGCCCGCCGCCGCTACATCGCGCAGAATGCCATCCACGCTTGCATCATAATCAATCACGCGGTTATAGGTATAGCCGCGCTCCGCGCAGTAAGTATGCCACGATTGCAGCGCCGCCAGATCTATTTGACTATCAGTAAGCGGCCTTGCATTCGCGCCGCCCTGCAACACATAGCGATAGATGCTGGCCGGGTTGCTCGTTACCGCCGGTGTCCATACATTATTCGCGGCGTTATAGTCCGGGATTACGTTTGAAACAATGGCGTTGAAGCTATCAACCAAGCCATTGAGCTGGTCTGTCCCTAAAATCCTGAGCGCCGTGCCATTGATTCCCTGCAGGTTTACCGGCTGGATATAAGTTACGGTGCGAAGCGCGGTTAAGTATGCTTCGTCTTGTATATACTGGCTGCTTGAATCAGCCGTTAGACGCTTTATTCTTACATCATACCTACCGCGCGTCGGGGTTTTTATGTTCACCGATTTACGCAGCGCCTCTGTTTGCGCGGCGGTAATCCGCAAGTCATTTACCCGCAACCCGCCTGCTGCAATATCGAGCGTTAGCCCGCCGCTATGAGTGACAAGGAAGTTGCCCGCACTCTGAAACGTGGTGCCTATAAGCGAAGGTTGCCGCTCATCCACCAGCCCCGTAATCGTGCGGCTTATGAGGCTCCCCGTTTGATTATACACGCTCACCAGATTGAAGCTGGCGATTCTTATTTCGTTATCATTCAGCGTCGCATCCACGTTATCATAAGCAACTGCGCCGGTGTATTTATTGATTTTCACCAGATAGCGGATAGTGCGCGTTGTGTTGTAATATGTCCCGCCCCCCGTGGAAGGAAGCGTGAGGGTTGCCGCGCCGTAGGAGGTATATGTCACCGCGCCCGGCGACCAGTTGCTTGTGCCAGCGGGGGCGAATTGCAATTCAAGCTCGACCGTGGTTGCGTTTTTTGCGCCTGTATCGGAGCCTATCAGCACCAGCCCGGCGGGGAATGTCACATCCACAATGATTTCATCCGCATCTGCTTGCGTGGTGCGAAGGGTAAACCCATCAACCTGGCGCAATAAAACGGAGAAATCATCCTGAAAAATATCGTTGCTGTAAAGCGCCGTGCCCAGATGCAAGTCGCCATTCAGCCGGTGATTCAATTCTACACCATCAAATTCTGTTATCGCCGTATCGCCGATGCGTAGATCGCTGATTTCCAGCTGCGCCCCATAGCCATAGGTGAAAAGCTGGCGGGAGTATTGGTTATTGTTTTGCGATTCCGTAAATGGCCGCGCCGCCTGCAATGGGAACATGCGGTTCGTGCCTAAGCATATAGGCACCACGCCGAATGGCGACAAGTCATTCCTCGCGCCATCGATAAATTGCGTCGGGCTTTCTGCCGGGCTATCAATAAAGCCCGCATTGCTTGGCCGTGGCGGTGGCGCAATCGCGTTCACCAGCATGGTGCCAACCAGCGCGAAGGCACCGGCGGCCACATTGCCAAGCAAAATGCCTTGGCCAGCCGTAAGCCCTATGCCAGCATTCAAAGCGCCAAGGCCAGCAAACGCGCCAGCGTAAGGCGCGGCAATCAGTACCGCCAGAGATAGGATGGTTGCCAGCGGATTCTTGCCCCCGCCTCCGCCACCTTGCGGCACGATGCGGATATTGACCAGCGTGCCCTCTTTCGGGCGCGTATATTGCCAGCATTCGCGCGGTATATCGCAACCGCCTACCGTCACAATCGCGTCAAGGTGCGTATGGCCATGCGTGAGCGTTTGGATAATATCGGTGATTGTGTGGCCGTATGGCAGGGCGTGATGCGTGCGAAGGTTGCTAAACGGCAACGGCGCAGCTACCACGTCAATCTGTGCCATGTCGTACAATCCCCAGAATTCTATTGCGCCAGCGGGCGCTGCTCATGTTTTCGTGTGAAACCCCTACGCCGCGCAGGCAATGCAGCATATATCCGGGTTGCGTTACGATCCCCACATGCATAGGCAAGCCCTGCATACGCATGATTACCACATCATATTCTTTTTCCTGCCCACGCTCTATACGTTTCCAGTGCGCCGAGCTTTGCTGCAGCACCGTTTCGCCGATGCGCTCCATGCTGTCGCTGGTGGTATGGTAGCACCATTCATATCCGGGCAGCTCTATGCCGCGCTCGCCCCGGTAAACATGCTGCACCAACCCCCAGCAATCCATACCGTCAAGCCCGCGCCCTTTATCCGCGAAGGGTACGCCCGCATATTTATGCGCCCACATTAGAACACCCCCGGAAAATCGCTGGGGGTGAAACGTCTGGCGGGGAATGGTTCGAGGTCGTAATACTCAACTGACAAATCCCCCGTCACCGTAAACGCATCATATCTGGTGCGCTCAAGGATGAAGTTGTCCATTGAAACTTCCGGCGCGTTCAAATCGCTTGAAAGCACCACTTCGATTTTAACGTATATCTTGCTGCTGGCCGCATTGCGTACCGCCAGCACAATCTCGCGGCTTACGTTGTCAATGGTGAGCGTCGCCTTGCCTATGCCGGTGTCGTCTTCAGCGGGCAGGCTGATAAGGAATGGCAGGAATATAAACTCCTCGCCGCGCGATACAACCCCGCGCACCCCGGCAAGGGGAAGCACCTGATTTGGATCGTCACATACGCGGATAGGAGTGACCAGATTCGCGTTGGTTATTGTCAGCAGCGTGATAAATGCCGCGTCCGTCTGCTGCGCGAAGCTGGCAGCTTTCAGGGCATTGCTAACGTTACGGCTCAAGGCATTATCTCCAGCTCTACGGCGCAGTTGAAGTTCTTGCCGGTCACGTCGCCAAATTCAGGCGGCGCTGTAAACCTTGCCTTTACCGCTGCGCCTGTGCGCGGGTTTGTGAAATCAAATTCAAGCGCGGCGTTTGTCAGATAAAACGCATCGAGCGTTGCTACCTGTGCGGGGGTTAGGAACATGGAAAAGCTGGCGCGGCGGATGTTCGCCGTGGTGCGCCGCCGTAGTTTTGCTGCGCCTTTATCCACCGTCGAGCGGATAACGTTATCGGGCGAGGTTTCGCTATAGCTGCCTATCAGATAGGCGGGAAGGGTTGCAGGCCAGCTAGCCATTATCGCCTCACCAGTGCGCGGTTATTATAGCTATTGATTGCCTGCGAGGTGCGGCTTCCTGAGCGGGCAATGTTCGCCGCCACAGCTTCGTCAATCATGACGCGAATATCCATACCGTTTCCGCTTTGCTGCTGGCTGGCGCTCACCTGTGCGCTGCTGTTATTAATGATATTGATTGCCACGCCGCCGCCCGGCTTGTTCTGGTTCGCGGGAATAATGGCCTCGCCCTTATGCACCATTGCCAGCATATCGCGCGGAACGTATGGCGTGCCTACATCAAACGAAGGCAGGGCGCTTATCAGGCTGCTGAAAAAGTTGCCGCCGCCGAACATGCTGCCAATGCCGCCAGATATTGATTCAGTAAGCGGCGCGGTTATCTGTGCGCGTAGAACGCTGCGAAGAACATCCTTCCCAAGTTCATCAAGCACATCGGAGAGCTTCTTTCCTTGAACAATCGCATCCTCAAAAGCAGATTCAAACGAATAGGCATATTGCCGCATCATATCCTGCCGCTCGCGCTCCGCGTCTGCCTGCGCTTTGCGCTGGTCTTCGAGCCGCTGGTATGCGTCCGCCTGCTCTTCTACGGCCTTGGTGACTTTCTTCGCGCCGCGCTCTATCTCGTTGCTCGATGCGGCGGCGGCCGTTCTTGTTCGTAAGGGAGTTGCCGCGGGTGCAGGCCTTGTCTGGATTTTCCCGAATTTTGCCTCATATTCCGCGCGCAGATCAATGCCCAAATTGCCAGTTGTTACTGATGTGGCGAATCCTTCCGCCTTTGCTTTTTGAACATATTGCTCCGCCGATTCCTTGCGGATTACATCTGCCACACGCTCTTGCAGCGTTGTGGTGCCGATATATTCAATGTATTGGATGCTTGCGGCCAGCGCTTCCGCCGCCGCATTGCGAACACGAAGCCATGATGTTTCCGCCGCGTCGCCGAACCTATCGAGCGTTGCAATCGTTTCATCGGAAAGCGCCTCGCCTAGTTGCTTTTGCGTTTCCACATAATCAGAAAGATTGCCGTTCACCTCTTTCAGAAGCGGGATAAGCTGCGAGAATCCGCGCCCGAATAAATTGGTGCCGGCTTCAGCAAGTGCTGATTGGTCGCTTATTTTGCCAAGCGCATCGGCAACCGCGAGGAAACGTTGCTCCGGCGTGAGGGCAAGCAATCCTTCAACCGATAGGCCAAGGCTGGTAAATGCTTGCCGCGCAGTTTCATTGCCGTTGGCGGCCTCACCAAGGATATTATTCAGGCGCGCCACACTTGCCGCAAGCGCCTCCACGCTGCTGCCGCTGCCATTAAGGGCAGGCTGTAGCGCAGAAAGCGTGCTTGCCGCAAAGCCGATGCGGTCGGATAAATCCTGCAGTTTACCGGCAGAATCAATCACGCTTCTGCCAAATGACACAAAAGCAGCAGCCGATAACGCTGGCACCAGACTACGCAGGCTTGCCGCCACGCCGTTAAATGCGCCCTGCATCTTATTCGTGGAGTTTGAGACGGTTGAATTCAGGCGCTGCAAATCCGCACGCAATGCGCTTGTATCGGCTGATATTTTAACCTGAAGTTCCTCAAGCGTGGCCATACTTCGCCCTATGTAATTTCTTCGCCGCTTCTAGCTCGCGGCGCATTTCAATAACGTCATCTTCAGATAACTTGCCGGGCTTCTTTATGCCCTTGCTCATTGCGTAGCCTTCCCATGCTTCGTCCACTTCCCAGACATTGCTTGCCCAGAAAGCAGAAGGCGTCCAGCGCAGCACTCCTAAGCAGAGGCGCTGGTATTCTCCCCACGGAAAGCGGCGCTCTTCACGCTTTGCAGAAACTCCGTCATTTCCGCTTTTTTTTTCTCACGATCACGCCGTGGCGACATTGCCACGGTCAGGAACACCACGATTTCACCGCGCAGCATGACGTATTCAGGCGAATCAATGCCAACGTCATTTATCAGCCAGTTGCCGATTTCATCCTCTGTGGCAATGCCGCCAGCGCTTTTTACAAGCGTATGCAGCAGCGTCACAAAATCGCATAGCGGCATGGTGAATACGCTTGCCTGTATCTCAGCCACGTCCTTCTTGAGCGCGTGTTGCAGCGCCTTGAACGTGGCGAAGTTGCCCTCAAACAGATACTCCCTGCCTGCTACCTTCAGGATGCATTCGGGAGTTACAAGCGTATTGCTCATGCTATGCCTGCGCCATAGGGGTGCGGATAGCGGCAACGGTTAATCCTGAAACCGCGCTATAGGTTACAGCCACGCGGTTGTTTGCGTTATTGTATCCAGCCTGCCCAAAAAACGGCAGGATGCGCTCCGCGCCACCGGCAACGGTAAACGTCCGCGCGGCTGGTACGATGCGCCCAAATTGCGGGTCGTCAATCGCGGTTGCCACTGGTGTTACGGTCACGGTGTGGGCGCTGCCATGCGTGCTTTTGATGTGCAGGTATGTCCGGCCATCATTCGCATATTGGTCGCCAGCGGCGTCAGCCGATACATACGATGGCGCAAGCCCGGTGCCGAGGTCAATATCCTGTACAGTTAAAGTCGCCATTTTATGCCCCCGTTATACGTTTGTGGAAGTCCACGCGCCGCTCGAGTTGAGCGTCACGCTGAAAGTCTGCTCGCCGTTATGCGCGCCGCCCGTTTGGAAATTGCTCACATGGAAGTTGCCTTCAATGTAATCACCATCGGCAATACCGCCAAGAGCGTATGGGGCGATGGTGCCAACGGCAGCATAAAGCGCCTCATAGGATGCGCTGTTATCGGCAATCCCATCAAAGGTGATGGTAAGCGATTTGGTGCCAGCGCCTTCCAAAATCGTGCGGAAGCCGTTGGAATCCTTATTTGTAATATCCACGATTTCATGGTCAAGCGTTGCTTGATGGTTGCGGGTTTGGCTGATAATCGTACCGCCAGCCCAAGTGCCGGATTTAAGCAGAAGGCTTCTGCCAGCATAAGCAGTCATAATTCATACTCCGTTAAAAAAAGTTAATTCCTAACCACTGCGCGAAACCGCATCACGCCGTGATAATAATGATCTGAGGCTCCCTCATTCGCCGCCTCTTGAAACGTCTCCGCCGAATCGAATTGAATCATTACAAGCTGAAAGCCAGTGACAGTTATGGCTGCCTGCTGGTTATGCAGCGCATCATAAATATGCGACATAATGGCTTTTACCGATTTACGCCCGGCCACTTCATAATCCCAGCAATGCAGGGTAAACGTCAGCTCCCATCCGTTATTGCTTTTCGTATCGTCATAGCTTACCGCATCGTCACCAATCATGATATATGGCGGCGTGGTTTTTTGCGGTACAAAATCGAACACCTTGTTGCTGCCTATCACGGCAGTCAGGGGCGCGTAACCTGTCAGGCGGCTATAAATGCCAGCCTGAAATGCATTGAATGGCGCTGGCATATCCTACCTCTCAAGTCTTTTTATGGCTCGCCTTACAGCCTCTATCATTCGCTTTTCTATCCACGTGATATTCTGGCGAACGGCGGGGAAGAAAAACGGGCGCGGCTCCATAAAGCGGGTGCCGACTTCAAGCAGTTTTGCGTATTTCACGCTGCCCTCTTCTTCAACCGCCAGCGTTGCTTGCGTGCGAAATCTATCGTATCGCACCCTGAATCTGCCGATAAGCGTTCCAGTTTGATTTGCGGGCGCTTCTCCCGGTGCGGATGCGCGGCGCAATACGCTTCCTACGCGATACAGCTTGCCGGTTTTCTTGCCTCTGGCAATGCTTTTGATTGCGTCGCCGCGTATCTTTTCGGCGCTGGCAACCAATGCCTTTTCCAGTTCACTGTTAAAATATACAGCCGCGTTTTGCGTTGCCCGCTGCAGCCTATCAAGCCCAGTCACTCTGAATTCAAACGCCGCCACTGTTAGCGATTCCGGCAGATGATTTTTATGCTGCGCTCCGCCCTACGCCCCTCACTGGTGACGATCTGATTGGTTGCCAGATATTCTTGCCCGTGCGTGCCGCCCTCAAGCCAAATGGTTGCGGTAGTGCCGGTTGCAGTTGCCGAGCCGAATTGCGTGATTCCGCCGGCAACAGTCCATGTGGAAGTGCTTATGGTTTCCCCGGTTTCCAGGTAGCCGTCAAGCTGCCAGTCGATTGTATAATCGAGGCGCTCGCCGGGGTCTTTGATAAATGCATCGGACATATTAACCCCTTGCCCTATAAATTCTATCATTAGCGCCAGCAGAAGCCCTGCGGCCTTCGGAAGCAATGCCGGAGCGACGGAAAGCAGGCGCGATATTAGACTCTGGCGAAACCACAAGCATCGTGCCGCTGCCAGTTAGTGAAATTTCACCAATGGCGCTACCGCGCACAAGCACCGTGGCGGTTGCGCTGCCCGTGAGGGGTAACGTTCCGCTTGCAGTGCCGCGTATTGATATTGTCGCGCTGGCGCTTCCAGTGAGCGACAATTCTCCGCTTCCCGCGCCGCGCACAAGCACGGTTGCCGTGGCGCTTCCGGTCAGTGGCAGGCTGCCAGACGCATTAAATCCGCCCGCACTGCTTACGGTTCCAGTCGCGCTTCCGGTAAGAGGTAAGTCACCGGTGGCCGTGCCACGCACAAGCACGGTTGCGGTAGCCGTGCCCGTTAGCGGCAATTCGCCGCTGGCGTTACCCTTAACCAATACCGCAGCAGTCGCACTGCCCGTCAATGGCAGGCTTCCGGATGCCGCTCCAGCGACAAGCACCGTTGCGGTTGCACTTCCGGTGAGCGGTAAGTTGCCAGATGCAGCATAATCACCGGCGCTGCTTACTGTTGCTGTTGAGCTTCCAGTGAGCGGCAGGTCGCCAGTTGCGCTACCAGAAACCAGCACTGTGGCAGTCGCGCTTCCCGTTAGCGGAAGCGTGCCCGTACCTGTTCCCGTCACTAATACGGTCGCAGTACCCGAGCCGGAAAGCGGGAGCGTGCCAGAGCCGGTGCCGGTTATGCCACCGCCACCACTCACACCCGCGATGCGCGGCACTCTTACGCGCAATGGCATGGTTTAATCTCCTATGAGCGGTGGGCGGTTTGCAAATGGATGCGTGCCAATCAAGCGGCTTTGCGTACCATCATCCCAAGCAATAACGCCTTCCACCAACGCGGACTCAAAATCTGTCAGTACCTGATTGCAGGCGACGACATGGCGGAATCCACCTATCCACGCCTGAACATTGGTGTCGCCGCCACCCACGCGTGTGGCTTGCGACCTGCCGAGCGCAGCGCGGGTTTGAATCACCGAAGCTGGCAGCGGCAGAACGGTTTGACTGGCTTCAAAACCGTTTTTGCTCGGGAACGGGTCGCCCGTGTTGTAGAACGTTCGACCAGTGATGAGAGCCCTCCATCCCGCCGTGGCGGATAGGCCTTCCAGGCGAAATGCGCCAAAGCTGCCTGCGCCAGAAATCGCGTAGCTGTTTTGGTCAAAGGTGGTGTCAATACCATCTTTATAATAGCATGATACAAAGTAATGAAAAACTGTGCGGGTAGCGGTATCTCCAAGGAACGACAGCACGGAAGGGTTCGCCGTCATGCCGTAAGCTGGCCTGCCGCCAAACATTTGGTCTGACGGAAAATAGGTCAGACGTGCATTTGCCGTACCCTGCGCTCCATTTCTGCCTTGTCCAGTTAAGTCCTCGGCACCCTCCACCAAGCTATTAGTGTCCAATGTTAAAAAATCAGCAGACCACCAAAAATGCAACTTTGAACGCAGCCGTCGCGCCAGCAATCTAGGCGTCAGTAGCCGCCCTTGCAACCGCGCCTCGTCTACTGGCGAAGTACCGCGAGGCATGACCTAACTCACATCTTCGTTGTACGGCCTTACATAAAGCTCGTTGCCGCTTGCTGCCAGCGTCACACCGGCATTATTCACTATCTGAAGGCGCTGCGAGAATGGATACTGCCTGACCAGCGGGAACGTCACAACCTTCGCGCTTGCGGTCGTCGTCAGCGGTGCAACGTAGGTATCGAAAGCGGAGCCAGCAGAATCCGGCGTGTCGGTTCCGTCAGTGCTATATACGCGCAGAGAAATCGAACCGCCAGTCGTCGGGGTGATTGACCCCAGCTTCACCGTCACAATGCTGTATAAGTCAAGCGCCGTGCTGTTATCATAGGTGATAAGCGTGGTTGCGCTACCATTCGCAAGGCTGTTTAGTGTCGTGCCCGCAAGGTTGCTTGACCTCGTGCTAGGTGTTGCCCATTTTGCTATTGCCATTATATACCCCCTCGCGCCAAGCCTACTGCCCGTGCGTCTACCGTAACTCCGTTTGCCTCAGCCCATGACGGGCGGCGCTTCATCAAACTACTGACCGCATCAAGCGTGCCTTGCGGTATGATTCCTGCCAGCGCAAGCCCTCCCAGTGCTATATTAACTGCCATGCGGATAGCGGCATCAGAAGTGCGTATATTGTTGGTAAGCGTGAGCGTGTCCCTTGCCAAAATACATGTGTCGCGTAGTTCGGTTTGGATGTTTGCGTTTGTGGAAGCTGTGATGATTGCCGCCCAGCCGCCAGTAGTAAGCATAACCTCTCGCGCATCAGACGTAGCAACGTCACAATAAATGAAAGGTAAGTTGACATCTGGGGTGTTAAGCAAGTCCGCCACCTGCCAGTCGGGTAAGCCGCTATAGGCAGCCTCGGCGACCTTAGTTGCAAGGGCGGTCATTATGCACCGCCAGCATTGATCGTGAACGCCGTGATGCTTACGCTTTGCCCGGATGTAATGCTGGGGTTGTCCACCGTCATATCGCCGCCGCCGCCTGTGGCAGTAATGGTGCCTTGAATATGACAGGTGGCACCAGTGCTATCATAAATTCGGAAGTGGCCAGCGGTTCCAGTTGCATCTGCGCTTGTATCTTGCCATGTGCCAGATAGCGATTTGCTGCCGCCAGACGCAGCAGCAAGCCAATCTGAAGGCAGGTTCGCCGTGGCAAGTACGGTGCCGCTGTCAGCAGTGGCGCAAGTGGCGGGTACGGCGCCGCTACGAATACGCAATACAGCGGAAGTTCCAATCGTCGTTTCGATTTGGTCAAGCGCCGCGTTACGGGTTGCAGTAGAAAATTGAAATGCCATAAATATAACTCCTTACGTTTGTTCGATGCAGCGGATTTGCAAAAACGCATCCGCTTCATTAAGGTTAATAATTTCTTTTACCGAAAATATCCGGCTTCCGTATGCAATACGGTCACTTGCAACAAAATCAGAGCGGAAGCGCATGGTTATTTTATGAGTTACAGGCGCAGCAAGCTGCATTGCCTGCAATTTCTCAAAGCCACTCACCGGCTCTATGGCCGCCCAGACGGAAGCAATGGCCGCCCACGTTTCCGTATATCCGCCCTGACCATCCGAAACGCGCGTAGAGCGCTGTATCGTCACGCGCTTTTTTAAGCCCGCCACGTTGTAATCCTTACATGCCATAGACGCGGTACTGCATTAAAAGTTTCTCGCACGATTCCGGCATACTGCACGCAGTGCGGCTGTCATACATCTTTGCAAAATGCATGAGGATTGCGGTTTTGATGGGGGCAGGAACGCTGGCCGATGTCGCGCCATACCCTGCGACGTAAGTAATCTCGCACGCAGCCCTGCGCCGAATATCTGAAGGCCAGAAAGCGGTCTCATTTAGCACTAGGCGGCTGCTTCCGGTGTCGAGGAAATAATTATCAGATGCATAAACGCTAGCCGCGTTCGCCGTGCCATACGTCACCACGCTGGTGATTGATCTGGCAGGCTCGACTGGCAGCTTGATGGATTCTGGGAGCTGGCCTGATAGCACGCTGATAGGCAGGTTATAAACCCCGTCCGGCAGGTTTTCAGCCCAGTAGCTGCCCGGCGCATCAATGGTGTATTTGATTGTGCGATTGATTAAAGCGCGGCGCGTGTATTGCTCCGCCGCTTCGATAGCCGCCGTTAAAAGGGAAGCGCAGAGCGCATCTTCATCGGTGGTGTCAATCTTTGCCCACAGTTTTGCCTCACCAAGCGTGACAGGTTCGGCAATGGCTGGGGTGATAAGCTCGACCGAAGATAACCGCATTGCCTATCGCCTTTTCTTGTTTCGGGGCGCATGGTGTAGCGCCTTGTTTTGCGGCGCTTCGTCAACCGCCTTTTCTTCAATAACCAGTTCAATGGCTCCATCTGATAAAAGCGTCGCGGTTAAATCCGCGCCTATCTCCACCACATCGCCAGCATAGTACCATTTGGGGTATATCTTGCCGTCATCCACGGCCAGTGTATCGCGTAAAAATGTCACTTTGTTTTTCATAAGCACCTAAAAAAGCGGGGAGTTTCAAGGCTCCCCGCAATAGTCTAACCACGTAAAACTATACAGCAGGCAGGAATTTGGGAGCAGCAACCCAAACGCCGGCAAGCGTAGCCGATCCAGAATCGTTGCCCGATGGGGTCACGGTCACGCGAACATAGCGACGGTCACCCACATAGCCGATAAAACGAACGCTATCATCATCGGCGAAGGTAAAGCTGGCCGAAGCGGTGGTGTTCGTAAGCTGCGCCGCAGGTACGGCCACGGCATCGGAGAGGTTGGATGCGTTGCCGTGATCAACCGTCACCGCGAAAGTGGCGTTGGCATCGGTAAGCGAAGCGGTGCCGATAACGAATGCTACGGCATCATAATCAGCGGTATCAAAAATCTGCGATACGAACGGGGTGTTCGCGTTCGTCACAGTCGCGGGGCTGATTCCGCGAGCGAATTTCAAGTTATTCGCAAGGTCACGATTAGCCATAATAAAAACTCCTTATATAAATGAAGGGGCGACAGAATATCCGCCGCCCCCGGTAGGGTTAGTTAGCCAGCCTTTGCAGCTTGATAGCTTCAAAGTTGACAACCGCGCCGCCAGTGCGCTTCGTGGTGTAGAACTGCACGAAGGGCTTGCTGGTGTACGGATCGCGCAGCGTGTTGAAGCCAAGGCGGTCAACAATCACATACGCAGTGCGGAAATCACCGTAAGCGAGCGACAGAGAGTTCGCACCGGCAACAGGCATATCGTCCGCAAAGCGCAGCGGGCGGGTGAGAATCGTGGTCTCAACGCCGTTGTTCTTGTCATACATCATGTTGAAAATCGGCGTATTGTCAGAAGCAATGCCTGATTTCAAGCGCATGATTGCACCGAATGAAGAACGCTTGGTGAGCCACGTTGCATTCGCCTGATATGGCTCTTTCAGCGATGCTTGCAGCGCTGCGATGCCGTCATAGGTGAACGCGCCCGAAGAACCTGAGTTCACCTGCTCGATTTGTGAGAGGCCAAGGTTCGTGCCGGAAGCATAAGTCAGAATCC